TCACGCGGCCTTTCCCGCCGCCTTTTTCTTTTTCATCCATACATTTTCACGCCATTTTTCCGCCCATGCCTTTACATCCTCCGGCGGATGGCAGTTGCCTTTGCCCAAAAGCTGAATGATCTGCCCGCTTTTTATGTCCAGATTGAGCGTAAAAAACGGTACGTCCGGCTCGTCGGCGCGGCGGATAAAAAAGATCACCCGGCCCGCAAGTACATTCTGGGTATATCCGCCCACGCAATGATGCAGTGCGTGGCCCTCGTCCACAAGCTCCTGTGTGCTTTTAGCAGCCCGGATGCTGTATGCGCCCTCCTGCCAGTCCGCCCGGCGGATGCGTTCCCACATGGCTGTAAACTTTTCCGCGTTTGCCTTTTCCCGCTCTGCCTGCTGTGCGCGCTCTTTTTCCTTTTGCGCCTCCACCAACCTGTCGTGGCGTGCAAAAAGGTCATACGGCATTGCGCTGTCCCGGTCAGGGTGGTTTACGTCCCCCGCCTGTGCGGCAAGCCGCCTGTAATCCAGCCACATGTTCAGCGTATGCCGCAGCGCTTCTTCCTCCGTTATGGCGGCATGTCCGCAGCCGTGCCGCATTTGCCGGTCCAGCTCCCGGCGTGCAGTCCGTTTCAGATACCTCCAAACCTGCGCCAGCCGTCCCGGCTCCAGCCGCTCTATTTTCTCCAGCTTCCCGCCGTACTGTAATACACGGACGATCCGCTGCAGGTCGTCCAGGTCGGGTTCATATCCGCTCCGCTTCATTGCCGCATAGATGGGAAGCCAGTCCCACGGCCAGTCCTCTGCCCGGTAACGGTCGTATTCCGGCCGCGTCAGTCCGAGCGCGCGGTGCGGTTTCGTCTCGCCCCGTTTCAGGGTTATCCTTCCGGCGCATATCCCCAGCACCGTGTCCCAATCTTCAAAATCGCAGAAGCCTTCCATCACGGGCAGCCTCCGGCCGATGGTTGCCATCCGCACCGGGTAAAGGCACCGCTGCTTTGCCTGGGCATAGCCGCGCAGCCTTGCATTTTCAAGCGGCGTTCCGTTCAAAGCGCCCTCCTCGGGCGCCATCAGTACAGGCACCCCGCGGAAAGGCCAATTGTCCAGCATCCTCGCCTGCGCATACCATTGGTCCAGATATGCGCGCTGACGTCCCATGCACCACGACTGATAGCGGTTAAAGGCATAATCTCCATAGGGTCCCCAAGCGTAAATGTGGGAGGGGACCGCCGCCCAACGCTCCACGGCATCATTGCCCACCCAATAATTCACTTCATATCCCTGCGCCACTGCTGTGTCCTTGTGGCGGTGAAACCAAAGCAGGCTGCCGTCCGCTTCATATGGCAGCTTTCCGTTTCTCTTGCGAACGGCCATACAGTGCGCGCCGCAGGCGTCGCATCCCGTCATGGTCCGGTTTTCGTATTCTCCGCGCCATTCATAACGCACGGCGCCGCACGCGCTGCAGGTGCATTTGTCCATTCGTTCCCGGATGCCGGTTAAAGGGTCTGCCTTCCATACGCTTTCCATCAGCAAAACGTGCCTTGCTTCAAGTCCGCGTTCCTGCATGTACTGCTGCCATCCCTCCGGCAGCCTGTCCGAAAAAAGCTCTTCCGGTGCATATCCTCCCGCATTCCCCGCGCCGCTGGCAGTAAAAGTGCCGTCAGCGCCGCGCCGGCCATGCTCTGCAAGGAAAATCATTTCCGCCGCTCCCCGTGTGATTCCCCGGGGAATATTGAAAAACGCCTCCATGCGTTTTCCGTCTGCCCGGGATGCCCATGCAAGGGTGTGGCATCCTGCCGCTTTGAAAAGGCCCTTTGTCGTTGATGCGCCGTCCGGCCAAAAAAACACACGCCGCTTCCCCTGCCCGTCAAAAAATTCCCGTGCATACAAACCGCCGCGCGCCCACAGGTCCAGTGCCAGCACCGGCCCGTCCGCCGTTTCATGCACCTTCGCGCAGATCACGCCCGGCGCAGTGCACGGCCTCGCATGCTCCTGTGCGGCGCGCATCGCCTTTGCAGGCTTTGCCGCCCGCGGAAGCGCCAGCAGGTCATCGTTCTTTATCACGGCTCTGCGCCCCCTTATAAAAAGTCTGCAAGGTTGATTGCCAGCCCCAAAGCACGCTGTTTCGTTTCTTCCGGGGCCGGTATCCCGTAAAATTTTCGGATGATCTGTTCCGCCGTGTCAGGCGGAACGCATACGCAGCTGCCGCTCTTCTTGTGCTCATCGGCCCATGCTTTGATACGCTGCTCGCAGTCCGCTATGCCCATTCCCTTTCCCTGCAGGTCATGCAGCACAAAGCCTGCCGCCTCCGGCTGCATTTTCAGCAAATCCATAAGCTGGTGCCCAACCATCACGGCCGGGCTGTATTCCGGCAGCTTCGCTTGCTGTTGCCGGATGATATCAAATGCCTGTTGCATTTCATTCATGGTCTTTTCCCTCCTTGCATTCAACTGCAATTTCCCATATCTCGATAATGCCCCGGCACTTCCGCCGTCAAAAAGTTCATCTGGCACTTCATGCAGCGTCCCGGCGTTCTGTTTTCCATTTCGCAGAACGCGCCGTCATTTCCCAGCAGTTCCGCGCTGCGCTCCGCCGGGCAGGCCATCCCCTGTGCCGCAAGGTCAGCGGCCCGCATGCCCTCATATTCCGGGTGCAATTCCAATATCCTTGCGTAAAAGGTCATTCTTCTTCCCTGCTTTCCGCGTAAATTTCTGCGGCGATCATCCGCCGGAACTCCGCCCAGGTCACCCGCATGTCCCGTGTGCCCTCTATCATTTTGCGGTTGGAAATTTCGTCCATTGCCTGTTCGTAGGTGATGATCTTGCTGATCAGCGACGCCGTGCCAAAATAGGCCTCGTCCCCCATGATCTCCCGCGCCTGAACCTCTCCCCGCAGGTCCCGCAAAAGCCTCGCCCGTTTTTCAGGCGGTACGGCCTCTGCCTCCTTGTAGTCGCTCACAGCATCCAGCGGCACCGGATGCGCGCCGTTCCTGCTGATTTTATACAACAGATACTTCACCTGCTGCTGAAAGTTCAAAATCTCGTCCATGCTCGTCATGCCCGCAGGGGCGCCCTTTCCGTTACCCACAACGCCGCCCCGCTTCCCCCTTGTGTTTTTTATACGCACATGGTATATTTTTAGTGGAGATAGCAATTTCCACTTCCTTTGCCTCGTCCGTGTTCCCGCACGGCCGGGGCCTTTTTGTTTCACTCTCCGTGTTCTCGCATTCGTACTCCGGTGTCGGGTTCAGCAGCTCCGCGCGCACGCCCAGCCCCATGCCGCCCACGGCAATCCCCATCGCCAAAAGCAGCAGCGGCCAAAACGCCTGCGAGCTGTACGGCCGGCTCCCGGCCCCGTCAACAATTCCCGCGGCCAGCAGCAGCATGCCCACACAGCCCATACGCATTAAAATAGGTTTCACGTCCCAACGTCTCCTTCCTATGCAAATAACCTTGCCAGCTGCTCGCAGGTGGTAAGCCCGCGTATCCCCAGCTCGCGCAGATATTCGGGTGAGCATCCCATAATTTTAGCCGCCTCTTTCTGTGTATAAAGCAGCTTGTCCGGGTAAATCCGGTCCGCCCGCCCCCGGATTCGTTCCAGTGTTGGAACATACAGTTCTTTTTCTCTCGGCATACCGTAACATCTCCTTTCCGCCCCGCTCCCTGCGGGGCATTTCTTATGCCGTCTTTTCCGGCCCGCCCGGAACGAGCAGTTCCTCAATGGAGCACCCGAACAATTTTGCCAGCTTTGGAAGCAGTTCGGCACGCGGACGGCTCTTGCCGCTTTCCCACATTGCAACGGTTGTGCGCTGTACCCCTACATCTTGTGCCACCTGCTCCTGCGTCAGATTATTTGACACTCTATGCTGTTTGAAATTCATTTCTTCACCGCCTTTGTCAATATTCTTGACAATAAAATAGCATATGTTTTCCCTTTTGTCAACATATTTGACATAATTATTGGCAAAACTTATTGAATGTCAATTTAATTGACGATACAATAAAACATGAGGTGAGAGAAATGGAGATTTTAAAAGAATTGCGGTCCAGCATGGGATTTAGCCAACAAAAGCTGGCAGATAAATTGGGAGTTTCCCGTTCTACTGTTGCAATGTGGGAATCTGGCGCCAGCCAGCCCGATAACGATTCTTTACTGCATCTGGCAAAGATTTTTAACACGTCCACGGATTTTCTGCTCGGAAACGTCGAAGAACGCTATACTTCTCCAAAAGGTGTCAAGGTTCCGGTGCTTGGCTATATCCGCGCGGGGATACCGCTCGATGCCGTGGAAGAAATTCTGGACTACGAAGAAGTAGACCCCGCTATGGCCGCCAAAGGAGACTTGTTTGCCCTGCGTGTAAAAGGCGACAGCATGGAGCCGCGCATCCGTGAAGGCGATGTCATTATTTGCGCGGAAACACCTTGCGTCGAAAGCGGCACCGTGGCCGTGGTTTTGGTGAACGGCAACGAGGCTACTGTAAAAAAGGTTGTAAAACATAAAGAAGGCCTTTCCTTGGTGGCGTTTAACCCAGCTTACTCCCCCATGTTTTACACCAATGAAGAATGCGAAACTCTGCCCGTTCGTATCGTTGGCCGCGTGATCGAGCTGCGCGGCAAATTTTAACTACAACTATCTTGTGGAGGGGATGTTATGGAAATCAAAAAAAGCTATGTATATAAATCAATCCGGAAAGCCGGAATAGAAAGCCTGTTTTCCTATCAAACCATCTTTTTATGCCTGATGACAATCGGTACTATAAGTTCTATCGCTTTCTTTTGGGCTGGCGAGTTTGAAGTGTGGATGATCGTTGCCGATATATTATTTGCTCTTTTCTGCAGTGCTGCCCTATGGTATGCCATACGGCAAAATACAGCCAGCTTTACCGCAATCATTAACCCGTGTAAAAGCAAATGCGCTCTTCGATATGCGCATATGATACCATTTGATGAAATGTGCGCGATGGCCGGAAACGGAATCTGAAAGTGCTAATCTTGTACAGGCCCTTGGCGATGCCAGAGTAACCGAACATTTTATTATTATTTCTTCATATGGTTCTTTTTGGGTTATACCGCATAAGGCCGTGCGCGGCATTGTTCCAACTTATTACAGGTCAAACATTGAATCTGCAGAATATATTTCCATAACTGATTTCCAGGACAATAAATATTCTATCGTATGCGATGACATTGAAAGAAAAGCAAGTGAATTAGCGCTTGCAATCGGATGCAGGATTGGATCGGAATACTAATTTTTAATGTAGAATTGGCTGAAGCAAACGGTTATCGCCCGTGCGAAGTTTGCCATTAAAAACATAATTTTTGCTGGAATACCAAAACTTGAAAGGGGTTTATGACGTGAAAATTTTTACTGATGAGTTCACAGGTTCGGTCCGCAAAATTGTGAAGAAGAAAGCTCTGATAATTACAGCTTCTTCTCTTGTTGGTATAACTGCAATAGGAATTGGGTTCCAGTCTGCCTATTTGGCCGGACAAAATAGTGTTTTGCCTGTAAGTGCGTTTACAGAGAACAGTTCATCAACAATCTCTATTTCAGCGTCATCCAGCCTTAGTGACAGTAATGCTGTGTCAGCTTCATCTTCTGTTCAATCCGCTTCGGCTTCGGCTTCGTCCACAAAAACTTCTTCCAGCTCAAAACGTTCGAACGATTTTCCCACCGTCGCCACTGCTCCCGCTGCACCTTCTGCAGCTGCACCAACTCCTGTTACTCCAACACCAATACCAGAACCTACAACGCCACCCCCTGCTGCAACGGCGCCCTCTGCATCAACGCCGGTTACTTCAACACCTGTTGCATCATCCACACCGGAAGTTCCGTCTAAACCAGACAACAGTGCCCGTATTGCTGAAATCAATGCACAAATTGAAGTGCTGCAAGCACAGATCAGCACCGCTGAAGCCAAGCACGCCGCAGCAAACATTCCGGGCCTGCAGGCCACTGTTGACTACGAACGCAGCCGCGAACAAGCTCTGTTCGACGCTAAAGTACAAGCTATGCGAGAGCGCGATGCACACCCGGGTGTTGTATCGTATGAAGCAGCGTATAACAATGCTTCAGCAAACTATGGTAACTGTTTAAGCAATAGAGATGCCGCACAGGCTGCCATTGATCAGGCGAATAACGAATATTATTCCACTGTAAATTCCTGTAATTCTCAAATTGCTGCGCTTCAAAGCGAACTGGCAACGCTTCAATGAAAGAGGTATCATACTATGAACAGATTGCTGAAAAGAAAGGACAAAAAGCAGGAATCCCCAAACGAAATCCCCACCCCACAGGCACAGCCCGCTCCACCGCCGCCCCCACCAGATCCCTTTATCGAAAAAATCGTACAGTTCCGCCAAAAAATAACAGATCGCATCCCGTCCAAAAATGCGCGAATCGCATTGTTTTCGGCGCTGGCACTTCTTATCGTGCTCTTTTTGGGCGCCGGTTATGGAGCGCGCTATGATTCCGGCTATAAAGCCGGCTTGGCCGCCGCATTGGAAGTATATGGCTCTTATGACGAGGGCTTCAGCGCTGGCAGCTCGGAAGGATACGCCAGCGGACATGATGCAGGCTATGAAGAAGGCCACGCCGCCGCCCTTTCGGAAGCATCGTCCGCGGCCCAGGCTACATACGACGAAGGCTATGCCGCCGGATACGATGAAGGCAAAAACGCTGGCTATGCCGAAGGTGAAAAAGCAGGCTATGAGGCCGGAGAAGCCGCGGGTGCTTCCTCTGGATACGATAAGGGCTACGCCGAGGGAAAAGCAGCAGCCGCCCCGCAAGCCAGCTATTCCAGCCAGGGCACTGGCACGCAAAATGCTGGTGAAGTCCAAACGCAGAGCGCTACGGTTTATGTGACCAACACAGGCGAAAAATACCATAGCGCGGGCTGTTCTTATCTTCGCAAAAGTCAAATCGCAATTTCTCTTTCAGACGCAAAAGCGCAGGGCTATTCCCCCTGTTCCCGCTGTAATCCTCCCCGCTGAAAGGCAATAATTTTAAAGGAGGCAGCACCATGGAATATAACGAAGAACAAGAAAAAGAGTATATCTCGCGTGAATCTCTTAATCGTCTCTGTAAAGAAGCACAGGAGCTTCGCTGGTACAAACGTTACCGTTCCGGAGCTTCCAAGGCTTGGCTTGCTTCCTGTTATATCGGCGGATGCTTTGCCGGCATACAGATGCTGAAGCCCTGGGAAACAGCAAATGCGTCTTTCGGGCGTGCGCTTTTGGAATATGGCGCTGTAATATTAAGCGGCCTCTTGTTTGGCGCTGGTTTTTATCTTCTTTCCTATTTTGTTTACATGTTTTTCAGCAGCGATGAAGATACCGCCGAAAGTTCTCGTAAAACAAGACTCGCCATTACAATCATTTTGCTTTTGCTCATTCCCTTTTTTGTTGTTATGTTCTTTTTCATGCCGCGCGAATAAAAAATATAGTGTAGTCAGTATCAGTGTATAGATCAACAAAACAAAAAAATCCCCCCCCCCCCCCCGCCACCCCCCGCGGGGGGTAGAAAAAAAAACAGCCCGCAGC